TTGAACAGAAACTTATCGCCCTTGTTAGCCGTGGGGCAAGTGAGATGTATCCGAATATCGGGAAACAGTTCTCTGTTTCTGCACATCAGGAACAGGACGGATCGGTATCTTTTATTGTTCAGTTCAAAGAGAACGACCTGAACTCCGCTATCCATCTTTCACGGGGGGATGCACTCTCACTTTCAGATCTTATCCTTGTGACTAATGCGAAAGTGATCAAATACCATGAGGATAACGTGATTGAAGCATGAGCGTAAGGGTGTGGCAAGATTGAGTTATGATTTTTTTACAACTGATGAGGTTGCAGATATCTTGAGGGTGAGCCGGAAAGCGGTTACGGATATGTGCCGCTTGGGGAGGATCGGCGCAACGAAAGTGGGCGAACGGTGGCTTATCCCCCGTGAATCGCTTGATGTTTACCTGAATATTAGGAGATGACCTCAATGGAAAACAGAATCAAACAATTCTCTGATGAGTTCCCCCATTCCTGTAAGGCGGGGCGATGGATAGGGAAAGGGATCCGGTGTATCGCCGCGTTCTTTTATTCCATAATCCATCATGCGTTGACGGAAGAACAAAAACCAAAGAGGGGATCCTGATGGAACGGATGATCAACTTTGCCCCCGATATGGTACAAGCTATACTTCATGGGCGGAAGTGTTGCACATCCAGATCAGAGATGAGGGCGAACCCCGGCGATTGATTGATGTGTTCCCAATGCCCCTTAAACACATCAAAGAGAATCTTTATCGCCTTGAGGGGTTCTCTTCCCCCGAAGAGTTTGAGAAAAGGTGGCGATCCCTTCATAGGGGGCATTTCACGGAAGAAAGAACTTACCATGTTCACTTCTTCCAATGTGAACGGCAAGAATAAGGCGATAGTGGGGCGGGGGTAGAGTTCCCCGCCCGCGATAGGTGTTTCATGCAACCCGTGAAGCTCCCCGCGAGGGATTTATCGCGGATCATCGCAACGTTTCTTAATATCTTACTTATCTTTGGATATGTTTTTTTCGGCTTGTTATCGCAATCACTGAACCAATAACTTCCATCATAATGCGGCGGGCGGGGATCGAACCCGCGTTCCCCCTTTGCAATCGGTATGATAACAACCGGGGGTTGCCGGATCAATCCGCCGCAATTTACGTTAATCTTTTACCCCTTAAATAATTGGGATACCGATCCCGAACATCAGCATTGCGAGGATGAAAAGCAATGCGAGGGTGATCAGGAACATCGCCCCAAGCGCGAGGTAAACGGAATAGTCTTTCATTCACCGTTCCCATTCAGAATACTGTTTCTGATCTTGTTGTACTCTGCCCGTTTCATCCGGAGATAGTCCTTCGCTTCCTGAAGTTCCCGGTATGCTTTCTTGAACTCCCTGATCTGGTTCTCCATTCCCATTTTCTGCCTTCCTTCTTTTTGGCATGAAAAGATATCCCACGATCACGGCGAACCCGCCGATAACCACAAGCCAAAGGTTATCCTTGAGTGGTGTGAGGGGATCCTTTGCCTTGTCCTTGAGGGCAAGGGTTTCATGATACGTTTCATTTGCTATACGGAACCCTTGTTCCGCCTGCGCTCGCGCGAGGGAGTAATCCTTTGCGGTCATCGCTTCGCTTGCATTCCTGATACTGGTTGATGCAATCTTCCGTTTGATCTCAATCCCTCTCAACCCGGCATAGTTCTTTGTTGATTCGTTTTTGGTGAACCATGCGATCTCCGAATCAGCTTTATCAAGCATCGTGCGGGAACGGTTGATCTCGCGCCCGGTATAAGATCTCTCAAGTGCATCTTCCCCGTTCTTCAAAGCCTCACGAACCCCCGCGAGAAGGGGCAACGCTTCGATATAATTCTCCTGTTTGAATGAGGCAAGGTAATTGAGAACCTCTGTAATGTCATTCGCTTGAGCTTCCGCCGCCGATACATCAACGCCGATAACCCGGCGTTCCGCGATGTGGTTCTTGAATGTTTCAAGATCCTTTTGAGCGAGAAGGATCCCGCCCTTGAGATCCGTTTTCTGGATTGCCGTCCTACTGAACACGGTTTCCGTTCCTTCGATATACTTCCCGGTTTCTGTATCAACCTCTTTCACTTTCACAACAGGGAAACGAGAGGTCGATTCAAAGGTGGGGGCGATCCCGGTCAGTGTGATGTTTACGGAAACGTAAGTCCCCGGAAGGTAGGCTACATCCCATCCCGGAATCACGCATTGCGTTTCTATGCCAAGATCGTAAGGCTTTGAGGGGAATCCATCAAGAATGGTAACTCTGCCCCATTGCGGGCGTTCTATAGCGGTTCCGATGACAAGGGACTTTGCGGGATCAAATGTGTACCCGGAGATATCCCCTTCAAAGTTCAGGGTGAACTTTGCCGTAACGGGATCCCCCGCAACAACCTGATCGGCAGGGGTGATAATCATATCCGTAATAGAATAAGCATCCGCCGGGGCAATGAGAAATGCGAGGGCGAACACGAACCCCATAATTGCCATGAGGTCAACGGGGGTGATCTCATATTTCATCAGGATCCGCCCCTGTTCTCATGCTCCCTTTTCCTTACGAGATCAATAATCATAGTGTGAGCTTGTGATGTTGTCGGGATATCGCGGGGATCCGCGACAGGGATATCAAGCCCCACCCATTCCCCGGCATTGAACAATGTCCCTTGCCCGCCCGTTACTTTGATTTTATTCTGAAAGCAACGGTTCATTTCATAGAGGGATCCTGTCTTTGCGTACCGCGCCATATCAAGGCGCAACCGTTGGGAATCATCCCCCATCCATGCCCGGATCATGAATCCATCAAGAACGGAAAGCGGGCGATCAAATTTAATGGCAAGATGTGTGTTGCCGCCGGGGGATTGCTGATGATAAACGCGAACCTCTTCCCCGGATAGGATCACGTCCTTGAGGTATCTCACAAGGGAGATTGCCGCCGGTATCCCTTCCTTGAGGAAGTCCGAATAGTAAAGATCCCAATCAACGCAAATGCACTTTCCGATACTCTGATTGTCAAATAGAGTGATCATGCCTGTTTTTCACCCGCCATCAAAGATCCGTAAACTGCTGTTGGTATCCCGCGCTTATGCCGGGACGCGCCCGCGTTGCCTTGTGGGTTGACTTCGGGGGTTTCCATGGTGCAAGTTCTTGAAGATCCCTTATAATCTGAGCTTCAAGAGCTCCCTTGTCATGGATAACCACATCTTCCCGTTTGATAGCTTCAGTTCTCTTAATCCTTGCTTTCCTGAATGTGATGTGAAGAGTATCTACAAGATCGGGCGTGTATTTGTGAACAAGGTACTCTTCAACACGGTACATGAAATAATTCTCATCGGGTGTTCCGTAAAGTGTCATTTAGTATCCCGCCCCCCCGTAACCTTCGTACTCATCAATGTAATTCGGTTCCATCCCTACCGTGAACTCTTCAATAGTCACGCGATCCATGATGGGTTGTCCCATTGCATCACGAACGGCAACGAATTTGTAACCGTTCATATTGATGATATCAAGGATATCGCCCGGAGTAATTGAATCATCCACAAAATAAGTAAGGTCTATGAGCGTTCCTGATCCCCGCCCCCTGAACCTATCATCAGGGACGGCATACCCGTAAAGGGTAATTTTCATTACCATCTTGAACCCCCCCCTTTAAAGGAATTAGGTCTTGATTAGGGATGAGCCTTACCCTTCTCAAGTTCGAGCCTTACGGCTTTCTTTGTTTCGCCTGCGATGTGCCGATCAAGATCATCGTACATCTGATTGAGTTCATCGGTTCTCATTTTGAACTCTCGCGCTGTCGGGGGTATCTCCCGTGTCACTTCAGCAATACGCCGGGTGATTGCCTGCTGCACGATGATCGCGTCCGGAATGGACATGCCGTTAAACAGATATTTTGCATCCATGCGATTACTCCTGTTTGAACTCATCAAGCGATCTGTTGTTCTGTACTGTGATCAGGAAGGTTGCCGTTGCCTTGATCCCTTCAAGTTCTGCCATCACGATCTTTTTCGTGGTGAACATTTCTTTCAAGTACTCTTCGACCTTCGGGGTGATGTTGCATATTGCATCTTCAACGGTTTCGCCCAATTCAGAGAGCCCGAATTGTGGAACTTCAGCCTTGAAGCTCACCCCTTCCTGTTTTACCGTTGCCGTAACGGTTAGTCCTTCACTTGCCATTAACCACATCCGATTTTGGTTTCAGAAAAACACCTTTGCACTTCCGGCAAAGCCACGTTCCCTGAAGCTTCCGCTTATGGATTTGAGAGGACCCACATTTCGGACACCTCTCTTCAAGCGGTTTCCGTGTCTTGATCTGGTTGACCATAGACACTCTTAAATTATTTTTCATTTTACTTATACCCTCGCTTGGATAGGCGATAATCAGAGCTTTCCGGGATGAACATATAATAAAGCAACACCCCCATAAGGGACACCCCCAAGAACCCCCAAAATAAGCCCCCGGACGCGATGAAAAGGATTGAGCTGATAGAAACCATGATCGTATCGAAAATAGCCCCCCACAAGAACACTGTGGGGATCCGGGCGGGGGATACATTGAACACTATATGGTGATCGGTAAGTGACAGGAATATGTAATCAACTGTCCCCCCATAAACCCGTGTCGCCATCGCGTGTATAATCTCATGGAATGTGTTTTGAAAGACAATGCAAAGGAATCCTATCGCGGGAAGATAGAACCCCATCACGAACACGGCGATTGCAATGATGAGCCAATACCCTTTTAGGGCGATCCACCTATCCTCAATTTCAACGATCCCGATCTTCCGTGTGGTTGTCATTGTACACCTGATAGTATGCTTTCCATAGGTGAACACAAAACTCTGACCAGAGATGCAACATGATAAGGGCAACAATGAAGATTATGATTGATTGAAACCAGTACCGTTCAATGAGAGCCCCCCACATCCCATTTTGAATCATGGTGTACCCATCAATCGCGCGAGTGGTTGACGCATTGAAAAGATCCGGGGGGATCGGGCGGGCGATCATTTTTCTTCCCACCTGTCAGATGCTTTTAGGGTATCCTTCATTACCTCTGTTGTATCATAGAGTTCCCCGATCTCCCATGAGTTCAAGATGAGTTTAGGTTTCAGGAGATCTTCAATCGTTTTAGGTTCCGGGTATTCTTGATACACAAGAATCTGGTGGCGTTCATCGCAGTTATCCAATACACATTTCTCATAAGGGACATAACATCCAGCTTCAGCGTTCAATCGGCAATGCCATTTTTCAGGACGGTAAATATAATCCGTGTTCTTCCTGATCCGGCGATCCCCGCTTGACCAGCTCTGACTGTCCCATATCAGATCGAACCCCATCTTTCGCCTTTGCTGAAGGCACTTCTCAATATACGTGATCACTTTCGCAGATCTTCCTGCACTATTGAAAAGGGATTGAAGCTCTGTAATGCAGATCACGGTTCCATGTTCAAGATCGAACCAATTATCGAAGATCTCTTGAGAGCTCATGTACGTTGACCATGATGCAGTCCCCCACGGCGCACCTTTGAACCGGGTATGGAAGTTTGTAACGATAGGGCGTTTATTCGTGATGTACTCCTGATACGCGAGGTAAACAAGGAAGTTCGTTTTTCCGCAACCACACGGGGAAGCTCTCATTACGCCGGGGTTTCGCTCATCCTCAATCATGCCAAGAATCCCGTAAATCATTTAGATCCGCCCCAGTGTTTTCTTAAGTGGATCCGTTCGTTCCTGTTCCTGCATTGACACTTGGAATGATTGCAACATCTGGATGAGTTCCGCCCGCCCCTGTCCTTTGTAAGATACCATGAGCCGGTTGAGGCGTTCGTTCATCACCGATACGCCGGGGATCAGATACTTCCGTTTATGCAATGCTTCTGCCACACCATCTATGAAGTGACGTTCGATTATTGCGCGGGGGCTTTCAAAAGAGAAAAATCCGTCATTGACGTGGAGTAGCATAGTTCCCGATATGAGATCTTGAGTAAGGACGTTCCCCATTATCTCCCCTTCAATGTTATCCCATTCAAGGCGGGTTTGCTGTTCGCCGTGTTTCTCATCCTCACTGAACGCGGCTTTATGGATCGCGTCAAGAAACTCACGATACTTGTTTCTTTCGGGTTGCTTCCCTGTCTTTGAACCCTGAAGGGCTTGAGTGACCGGCACTGATAGGGAAGTGAGCCCGGCAAGAGGGGGGTTTTCCGCCATGATATCACGCCGTAAGGAGATACACGACAAGCCCCACGATTGCAACGAAACCAAGGACGATTACACCAAGCTTCGCCACATCTTGCCATCCTGTTTGTTCTTTCGGGCGGGTAAGTGTCTTTTCAGAGATCATTGCGCCAGTTTGAGCGATGTAATACGAGGGCATGATCCCTACACGATCCACCTTTGTTTGTGAAACAAGGAAGTGAATCTCTGGCTCGAGGTCAAGGTGTTTCGGCAACCAATAAAGAAGCTTGGGGTATGCGTTGCAAAGTGCGAGGACTTTCTCAAGGGTATCTTCGGTTTCCATCCCCTTGTTGCGTTTTAGTTTGTAAAGCCCCGCCGCGAGATCCGCCGCGTCCTTTGCCCCCCGTATCAAAGGATCAATATTCCGCTTGTCGTTCGCCCCGCGATCTTCCTGCTTCTTGTTGGGATCAACCTTGTCCGTGAGAGGATCGATATCGGGATCCGCCTTCACGGCAAAGTCAGCATCAACAACGCCGGGATCCTCTTTGTTCCCCTCCGTCCCGGTTTTCATGAATCCTTCCTTCCCCTTACGTAGTTCCGCGATAAGTTTGTACTTCCCGTTGATCTCGTAAATCAGGTTAGGGGCAACATCAAGAAGATCCCCCATCGGGACTGAATCACGGATATCATAATTGATCTCATAGATATGCCCCTTCAGGATGAACGGCTTAATGTCGGGGGAGATCATGAAGGCAAGTTTTGTTTTCTCCCCAAGCCCGAAGAATTCTGAATGAACCGTTGCCGTTATGTACCGTTGCCCCTTATCGGGAACTTCCGCCGTCATGATGTGATGGAAGTTATCAAAGATCCTGATCCGGTACACTACAGAGCCCGTTTTTCCGAATACCATGTCCTAATCACGTTCCCTTTCTGATCGAAAGTTTCTGTTCAA